CAGAATTTGTATTGAATTTCGACGCCAAGTTAAAGGACAGACTCATACGCTCGACCGCTGTCTCCACCTTCAACGGCCTAGATACCTCCATATCTACGTCATCACCCTTGACTTCCAAAACAATGATATCAGACCGAGTCAAGCTTGCCGTGACAATTGTTGCTGTAAGTTGAATCAGACCATTACGCAGCAATGTCTTCCATATCCCAGAAATCCCTGACAGTACAATGAAAATAACAATGCCGAAAGCCATCGACATTGCTTTCTTCTTACCATGAGTACGCTCCCATATTTTTAGCCGCTCAGCATTCAAGCCCAGCCGACGGTAGAAGGCCATATCGGTCCGCAGCGCCGGATGTCCTTGGGACCTGTCATAGGCAGCACTATCAACCGAATAGCTGTATGTGGCACGACACGAACGCCTTGCAGGCTCGCGAGAGTTGTACCACTCTTCACTTTCCTCAGCACTCCACTGAGAGTTGAGCTTCACCCCATCCACGAGCATTTCGTCTAAGCATGACTTGAATCGCCGCGTCATGGCCGAATACACACCATTAGTGTTCAGGCTCTCCAAGAACATAATCGTCTGTGAATGGTCAATCCTTGCATCAGCTCCAACCTCCCGCGAAGGCTTGATCTTTCCTTTCGCCATCAGATGCCACTTATCAAGCTCCACCAAGCCTTCAACAAAGACCTCATCCAGCATTCTAGCAACCTTCTTTTCGTCCAGGTTGCCTAAGAATACGTCAATATCTGGTTCATTTGCCTCCCATAAACCGGTTTCTAGATGTTTGTTCAAGATCTGCTCCCAATTGTCCTTAAAACACACATTGATTACACGCTGAACATTCTGATCTGGCGTTAAATCCAAGTCAACAGCCCCCTGGTTATTGGGTATACCTACATTCCGCTTGTAAAGTGCCGCCAGCAAGGCCGCCGATGATGCTGCACGCTTACCCTCTACACCCGCATCCACCTTTGGCCTGCGGATATATCTGGGTTTTGGAAGAATGCGCTTGGCATCATTGATCCCCAAGCAACCCATAGTCCTCCGATCTTCTTCTACTTCCGCCAGTCTGTAACCAGTAGCTGCCATATCACGCTCTGGCAACCCACCAAGTATATCATCCAAGTCACAACGAATCGCGGAAATTGGATCTACACTGGGAACTTTTACCACTGGTACCGCCCTAGGCATCCCAGACCCTAAGGCACTAGCACCCTCTGGCACATAAGTCTGATTGACAGCGCCCTGTTCGAAGACCATTTTAGTCTTCAAAAGTTGCTTGACCTCAGTGAGAACGCTCAACGGTTTTTCAGGTTGCCGCACCTCTTCATCACTTACAACCACTGGACCAACCCCCCATGATGAGCCATGTGAAAGACTACTTTCAGGTTTTTTTTTTCCAACTGGATTCCCACTGTCATTGTTGCCAGCCCCACATGGTTTTTCCGAACCAATCTTCCTGCGCGGCCTGTCGCCCGGCCCCAAAGGAACATCTGGCAATCCTGCTATAGTAATCTTCGGCCCTGTGATGATCTTCGACTCCGTCTGGACTATCTCAATCCATGGATCGACCGCCTCAATGACTACAGAAAAATCATTTCCACACCAATCAGCAACCTCTGGAGTTGGGATCTCGGCAAGTTGTTCATCTCCAACAAAAGGTTTCTGCCACCAAGCACTCAAAGCCAGCATGGCATACTTGAAGACGTTTTGTTCTGCCGCAGAGTGTCGCAGCCGCATTGCATTAAGCAGGGTATTAAAAGTACCACGCGCAGCATGCCTACGCCAATTAACATGCAGCGCCACTGCCACAGACAACTCTGCTTGATCAAATTCATCCATGCGCTCCGGTAGCACAGCTGAATCCAAAGTGTTCAAGACCATGTTATTCTCATTCGTGAAAGCAATCTTCACTTCCGCCGGAGTGACAATCTCATTCCTGCTAATAGCCACCTTCGCAATGACCTTGTCCAGCCGACTTGTCAGGACCCGCGTGCAACCCGTAGTGAAGCCAATAGGAACCCCCTCCGATGAGAGACGGACCTTCGGGTAACGCACAGTACTAACCCGCGCCGCCTCGGAATCGAAATAATGCGTCCGCAGGGGTTCAAACTCAAGATACTCACCATCCACGGGTTCGATCGAGTAGTAAAGGATCCCTGGAACCTTGTTATATTTCTCGCACAGGAACTCCCTTCCCCCTACTGTCAATGCATTGGTCTCCACAAAGCCCATCAAAGATGAATACGGGTGCGAAATCGCCATCGTCGCGTCATCATCGGGAACCAGTGTGATCAGATCTGCCTCTCTATCAATGTAATACTGCCCAGGGAAGCACTGCAACCGGCCCTGGTCCCTGTAGCACATATCAACTTGGAAAGGTATTGCACCAAATCCCACATTTCCCCGCAGATGTACCAGCCACGTTGCCTGCTCCAAGGAAATTGGAGTCTTGAAGTGGTTGAACACAACAGCATCAACCTTAGGACCACCTACGCGAAAGAAATCCGCGTAATGCTCTCCTCCACCACCTCTTATCTCATTCAGAATTGCCTGCGCCGCCACACGCAAGCCACCCGCCGGGCTTGCTATCGCCCGCTCTAGACATTGATCCTCTTCAAAATATCCAGAAGCAGCACGCGAATGACAATGTGAACGCTCAATGATTC